GGGAGTCACTAATGAATATTTACTTGCGTGAGATTTACGAGCTGTGCGCTCAACTCGACCCACCTTTGGACCCAATAAAAGACAAACAATACTTTGTCTCAATGTTGGATGAAATACGACGTATAGCAGTGGAGGGGTTAAATGAGCGATCAATTGATGAGCAGTAAGATTAGGGATGCGCACCGCTTTGCGGATAAAGCTATTAGGCAGTCTTACATTGAGGCGAAAGCCAGTAGTTTTAGAGCGTGGGTCACCGAGCCGGTAGTAGTGTATAAGATACACCTTATCGCCACGACTCTTTTGCTAGCCACTTTTGTAGGGTACGAGTTAATGATTTACCCCCTAAGCTGAGGTCTCCTTTGACCTTTTGACCTGGCCTGGTCCACCAGGAGCTGAAACGGACTGTTACTTACCAATTTAGGCTCGTTAAAAGTCGTTGCGAGCCTACCTTCACCCCCCCAGACCGATTCGTATTTGGCTGGGGGGTTTTTTATGCATTACAATGTATATTGCAGCATTCATTTAGGTAGTTTTAGTCATTATTGCGCACCGAGACTGTGCATATCATTAATGGTATAAGCTAAATAATAAACTGTCATTTCCGATCATATCTGGGTATCTATACAATGCGCACCTAATCAACTGAGAGGTGTATTGTGGTACTGTACGGAGTAATTGTAGTAACTATAGGTCTTCTGGCAATAGCGAGGGAAGACCTGGTCTAACCTGTAATCCGAAAGGTTTACATTCGCAGTAAAAACATGGACAATGCCTTTATTCTATTGACATAAAGGTGTCGCATGGAAAATTTAAACTTATCAAAAAGTCTTGAGGATTGCTTTGAGTGGGAGCTCAATGATCAGATCATTCGCTTTGACTCGATAATTGAGTCGCTGATGAGCACTGACGTGCCACGATCACAGTTCCGCGATGAGCTGATTGACTGGCAAGACGACGTAGCCAACCTGGTGGATGAGGTATCAGCCCTGGAGCCTTACGAGGGCTTCCGGGAGTTTGCCACTATGGCAGAAGAGCTGTTTGGGACTGAGGTTTAGTCTAGTGCGTAAATTCTCTGTTGGGGGTATAATCGGATGATGATTAAACTGACTACAGATGAAGACGTTCACGAGGCCGATATGGACCTGGTCCGAGACTACGCCGAGGCGCTAGTGGACCGGGATAAGCAAATGATGATTGAGGTGTTGTACCTGACTCACCAGCGCATGGAAAGAACGTGCCGGTGTTTTGAGGTTAACTGCACTTGTGACCTAAAATGAGACCTTCAATATTTACAGATGAGCTAGCCGCTGACATATGTCGCAGGCTATCCCTTGGTGAGAGCGCCAGGCAGATCTGCAGGGATGACAGCATGCCTGTTATGTCTACGTTAATGAAATGGTTGACAGAGCCTGATAAAGTCGCATTTTCGGAGCAGTACGCGAGAGCCCGTGACTGCCAGGCTGACTACTACGCTGATGAGATCATCGACATAGCAGATGAGCTGGGTGAGGGGGTGGATTCTAACGCCGTTAACATAGCCAAGCTGCGCATTGACAGCAGGAAGTGGAAGGTTGCCAGGATGTCGCCCAGGAAGTATGGAGACAAGCAGCAGATCGACCACACATCATCTGATGACTCGTTCAAGCCCACAGTGATTAAGCTAGTGGCAGAGCCATTACCAACCAATGACTGATACTGCAGAGATTCGGCTCCCTCCCAAGATAGTCGAGGTCTTTGAAGGTGAGGCCCGGTATAGAGGCGCATACGGTGGCCGAGGGTCAGGAAAGACCAGGTCTTTTGCCCTGATGACTGCAGTGGCTGGGTACAGGCATGGCATGGCAGGTAACAGCGGCCAGATACTCTGCGCACGAGAGCACCTAAACTCCCTAGATGAATCATCCCTGGAAGAGATCAAGTCTGCCATCAAGGCGGTCCCTTGGCTTCTGTCGTACTATGAGATAGGCGAGAAGTTTGTCAGGTCCAAGGATGGCCGCATCAACTATGTATTCGCCGGTCTACGCCGCAACCTGGACTCGATTAAGTCAAAGGCCAGGATCATTATCGCCTGGGTAGATGAGGCTGAGGGTGTATCTGATGCAGCCTGGCAGAAGCTAATCCCAACTGTCCGAGAGGACGACTCTGAGATATGGGTGACCTGGAACCCTGAGACCAAGCACTCAGCAACGCATAGGCGCTTCCGCGTCAACCCTCCCCAGGACAGCAAGATATGCGAGATCAACTGGCAGGATAACCCCTACTTCCCAAAGGTCCTAGACAACGAGCGCAAAGAAGACTTTAAGCTGCGCCCGGATGATTATGGCCATGTCTGGGACGGTGAGATGAAGATACACGCCGATGGCGCCTACTACGCTGTAGAGATGCGAGAGGCTAAAGCTGAGGGCAGGCTAACCAACGTGCCATACGACCGCGCTGTTGGCGTTGTAACGGCCTGGGACTTGGGGGTAGGCGATAGTACCTCTATATGGTTTGCGCAGTTTGTAGGGGCTGAGGTGCGCCTTATCGACTACTATGAGAGCAGCGGTGTAGGCCTGGACCATTATGTTGCCCTGTTAAACTCAAAGGGCTATGTATACGAGAGCCATGTACTGCCGCACGATGTCAGGGTAAGGGAGCTAGGCTCAGGTAAGTCTCGCCTGGAGACACTTGGCGCCCTGGGGGTGAGGCCAATCACTATAGCTCCGCAGTTGATGGTTGATGATGGTATACAGTCTGTGCGCTCTATGCTCCCCAGGTGCTGGTTCGATGAGGAGAAGTGCGAGCGAGGCATTGATGCTATCCGGCAGTACCGTCGAGACTATGACGACAAGGGCATGACCTGGCGTGGACGACCTCTACACGACTGGACCTCTCACTGCGCCGATGCGCTGCGATACCTGGCTGTCGGGTACAAGCCCACATCATCTAGCTGGGGTGAGCCACTACGCCGTAACCTACAAGGCATTGTGTAGTCAATATGATATAATCGGGCCTTTGTGACTTGACTGGATTTAGTTATGGCTGTTAAAGGTTTAATTGATTTTATTTTTGAGCAAGGCTCTAAGCCTGAAAACCTTATGCGGCTGGGGCTTTTAACGCCAGAATCGGTGGCAAATCCTACCGCATTAAAAACAGCGAAAACAAAATACAAAAAAAGCCTACAAAATCCTGCGGTAGCAGCTCGCGAAGAGGGGCGCTTAACTAACCCTCCGGTGATTAATCAAGGCTTGCTTTCAGAAAGGAATATTATAAGACCGGAAGATATAGAGAATACTATATTAGTTAGCCACAAGGGCGACACATCATCTACAGACACTAAGTTACTAGAGCTTGGAGGTGTGAAGTTTGACAACCCTCCAGAAAGTCGAGGAGGCGTAAGGTTTGGTGACAGCCCTAAAACTCCAGAAGAATTGTACTGGGCGTCTATGGCTGCAGGGGCGGTGCCGCTGCAAAATAAAGCTGAAGGGTTGATGGCTGCTTTTGATATGCCAGTTACTGGCGTTTATGGGGCTATGGGTGATGAGGCCTTGTTTTTTAATGATGCGTTTAGCGACACTATGCTGCAGTCTGCGCAAAAGCTGCCCATACCCAAAAAATCCATTGAAGTTTTTGATGCTGATATGCGCAAAATAAAAGATGACTGGGTCGGCATAAATCATCCAGATGCTAGGGATCAATTGTTAGGTCTAAACGGATACCCCAGAGAAGGAGCGGGTGGATTTAGGTCTGCATTTGCATCAAGAATGAGTATGGCTAAATATAGGGATTTAGGGTTTCCTGCTATAGAGGATGTTAAAAGCGCATTCAGGGAGCCAGGCCTGGAAAATACTAGCCTAGGAGACTCAGGTTACATTATGGGTAGAATCGGGCAAGGTTACGGGCTTACGAAAAACACCAATCACCTTTCTTACGACACTGGTATTATGGGTGATGTGTTAGGAGGTTTTGAGCAAAGCCTTCCTAATCGAATAGCGTATCCTGATGCTTATCGTATGCTAGAAAGCGAGATGACGAAGCCAAAAGACCCGTCCAAAAGCGCTTCTAGATTATTTACTGAATCAGAGAAAGTTGACGCCATAGCAAAACGCAAAGACTTATTCCAGGTTGCGGATGCCAAGTGGGTAGATACTGCTTCCAAATGGCTAGAAGACAACAAGGGCGCATCCAATGCGGCATTGATTGCTGCGGTCGGGCTTCCTGCCACAATGGCAACTCAAGAAGCTGAGGCTGGTGCAGCCGGTCTTCTGAATAAAATCAGAGCCTATCACGGTTCGCCGCATGACTTTGACCGATTCTCGACAGAAAGCATTGGTACGGGTGAGGGAGCGCAACAATACGGGCATGGCCTATACTTTGCGGAGCGAGAGCCTACAGCTTTAAGCTATCGAGATGCGTTAACTCCGCGCGATTATGAGTTTGAGAATTACTTAGCGATGCAAAATGAGATGGCTGAGAACTCTGGCGACTACACGCGCATGGAGTTTTTGCAACAGGCCATGAATCACGACACCCCCCAAGACTTCCGAAACATTGCAAGCGATTCTGATTATGACGATGACTATCGAGAAATGGCTGCAGACTTTGCAGATGAAATGGAAGCATTCAGGAATGAAAGCGGAGAGCCTGTTAACTTTGGCAGGATGTATGAGGTAGACATTGATGCCCAGCCTGAAGAGCTGTTGGACTTTGACGCGCCATTAAGTGAGCAGAGTGAGCAAGTGCAAAATGCGTTTAGCTTTAAGCCAGCGCCAATGCCAAACTTTACGGCAGACGATGTTAAAAAGACTCTGTCAGACAATCCGGCGTATCGCTATGCGGTAGAAGGATTCCCTGCGGCAGAGACAGTTGAAAAGGCTTTAAGTCAAGCTAACAAGCCGGTGCTGCAAAATACCGGGCCGCTTGGCGCTGAGGCATATAACAAGTTGGCAAGAGAGCTTGCCAGCGAGACGTCTGATCTAACTGGAGCGAAGTCGGCATCAGAGGCATTGCGACAGTCTGGGGTCAAAGGCATCAAGTACGCTGACGCACAAACTAGATTCTCTCCAAAAGGCCGCACAAGCAACTACGTCATATTTGATGACGCAACCGTGGACATAGCAAGAAAGTACGGCGTGTCCATGCCAGTTGCAGCAGGTCTTTTATCAGGCGGCCTGGGAACAGAGCAAGCGCAAGCAGCAGAATACCGTGAAGCCCCTGTAGTGCAGGAGCAATCATTTGGCGACATGGTTAACGAGTACGCCAACATTAACCAGAGAGCCCAGGCAGCAGAAGCCCAGAAGTTTGGCTTATTGATGCGTGAGGACGCTAGGTTGCGTGACATGGGGTCTGCTGCATTCGGCCAGGTATCCCCAGAGCTGGCTGCATACCGCCGCTCACAGATACTGCCGACCATTGGTGAGATGGGAATGGGAGCCCTTGAAGGGGCTGTCGATACAGTAGACTTTGTGTCTCAGCTTCCTACAGCCATATCCACTATGACCATGCCAAAGCGCACCCCCTTGCGTGATCGCCTGGGCGGCCTTCTAGACTACAGCTTTGTGGATGAGAGGGATCAAAGGGCCAGGGACCAGGCTAGATTGATTGGCGGGTTATTAAGCCCCATTTAATGGTATAATCGGCCCAATAACTGGAGGCCATAATGGCAATAAGTACATACAGCGAGCTGCAGTCGTCAATGGCAGACTTC